TTAAAGTGAACTGTAAAGCCAGTTCCAGATATACTACTAAGTTCAAAATAATCTCCCGATGCCATATTCTGTGGAGAAATATTAACAGAAGGTAAGAAACTATTTAAATTACCTAGCCCAGACGTTCCAACGAAAAATGGTGCTGTAAATGTAACTGCCTTTGCTCCTGCTCCTGATGCTATAACAGAGGATTGCTCAGTTCTTGATGGCATAGTAGCTGTATATCCTGCTTGTTGAAGATTCATATTTTGTGCTGTGTCTGCTGTGTCTATAGTAATTCTGAACTGAAATCCTCTACCTTTAAATGTTCCATTAGCAAAATCATTGAAAGATGTATATGTTGGAGAGCTAGAAGGATCATCAGTTGTGGTGCGTACAGCCATTTTTGCGTTTACATCATTAGCAATCGAACCATCAAAATCTGTCCAAGTATCTATATTGTCTGTTCTATTATCAAACTGATCTCCTGTATAAAAACCAACTCCTTGAAAATGTCTTTTTAAGACAAGTGAGAATGTGCCACCAAGATCAAGAGTATCTACAAAATCATAAGTACCACTAGCATTTGCTGTTGGAT